TGCTAGAGGTGCTTTAATCTATAACACATCGTTCTCAAATTCAGCGGTGGCAGTTTTAGATTTTGGAGCAGATAAAACAGCTACATCTGGAGTTTTTACAATTCAGTTTCCAGCTCAAACTTCAACAGCAGCGATTCTAAGGATCTCTGGTTAATCGTAGGGGGTAAACTCCTATGGCATCCGGAACTTGGGGTACTGGCTTTTGGGGTCAAAACCAATGGAACGATACATCTGACCCAACTTTTACAGTTACGGGTATTGCCCTTACTGCATCTTTAGGTGACGAAACAACTGTTGGTGAAATTAATCTTGGTTGGGGTAGAGCCAACTGGGGTGATTTTGCATGGGGCATTGCTGGTAATGTTGTTCCAACTGGTTTACCTATTACAGGAGCTTTAACTAGTGTCGTAGCTTCTATCGATGTATCTCCAGGTCCATCTACAAATAACAATCAACTTATTACAACTGCTCTTGGTTCTGTAACTGTAGACATTGCAACTACAATTTTTCAAACAGGTTTTGCAATGACTTCCGCTTTAGGCACAGCTGATGCTGGACCTGATGCGATGGCTACAGGTAATGCAATGTCTATGGGTCTTGGAACTATAGATGCATTTAATCAAACAGGTTGGGGTAGACAAGGTTGGAATGTTAATGCATGGGGCGTTGAGGGTGAATTTGCAAACGTTGATGTAACGGGTATTGCAATGACTGGAGCTTTAGGTAATGAAACAATTACTGGAAGTGCAAGTTTAACTCTTAATACTTTAAACGTAGCACAAGCAACTTTAGGTATTGTAGATCCAGCACCAGATGCTTCTATAACTGGAAATTTAATAACCGCAAATTTAGGAACAGCTTTAGGTTTAGCTGGAGCAGGTGCAAGTCCTTCAGGTATTGCAATGACTGCTGGATTAGGAACGGCCGCAGGTGTCCCTGGACAAACTATTGTACCAACAGGTTTTCCTTTAAATAATCAATTAGCTAGCGTTAGTGTTCAAATTCATATTGATATTCAACTTACAGGTTTAAGCTTGACTATGAACCAAGGATCTGGTAGTGCTTTAATCTGGAACGAAGTTAACACAGGTTCAGCGCCTATAACACCTCCAGGATGGCAAGAGGTGGCTGCATAATGAGTTTGACAGAAACTCATATTTTTAATAAAATGAACGT